GAGCAAAACCCGCAGTCACAGCTGAAACTTCTTGTCCAACGCGGTAAGGAGCAAGGCTATCTGACCTATGCCGAGGTCAATGACCATCTGCCGGAAGATATCGTCGATTCAGATCAGATCGAAGACATCATCCAAATGATCAATGACATGGGCATTCAGGTGATGGAAGAAGCACCGGATGCCGATGATCTGTTGCTGGCTGAAACCTCCAACAATACCGACGAAGATGCGGAAGAAGCTGCCGCACAGGTACTGTCCAGCGTTGAATCTGAAATCGGGCGTACCACTGACCCGGTCCGCATGTACATGCGTGAAATGGGTACCGTTGAACTGTTGACCCGCGAAGGCGAAATTGACATCGCAAAACGCATCGAAGACGGGATCAACCAGGTTCAGTGTTCTGTTGCCGAATACCCTGAAGCGATCACCTATCTGCTGGAGCAGTACGATCGCGTTGAAGCGGAAGAAGCGCGCCTGTCTGACCTGATCACCGGGTTTGTTGACCCGAACGCGGAAGAAGATCTGGCGCCTACCGCGACTCACGTTGGTTCCGAACTGTCTCAGGAAGAGATGGATGACGACGAAGACGAAGATGAGGAAGAAGACGACGACAGCGCGGACGATGACAACAGCATCGACCCGGAACTGGCGCGTGAGAAGTTTGCCGAGCTGCGTACCCAGTACGAAGTCACGCGTGACACCATCAAAGCGAAAGGCCGCAGCCATGCCGCCGCGCAGGAAGAGATCCTGAAACTGTCTGAAGTATTCAAACAGTTCCGCCTGGTGCCAAAACAGTTCGACTACCTGGTAAACAGCATGCGCGTGATGATGGATCGCGTACGCACCCAGGAACGCATCATCATGAAGCTGTGCGTTGAGCAGTGCAAAATGCCGAAGAAGAACTTCATCACCCTCTTCACCGGCAACGAAACCAGCGAAACCTGGTTCAACGCCGCTATCGCGATGAACAAGCCATGGTCTGAAAAACTGCACGACGTGAAGGACGATGTCTATCGTGGTCTGCAGAAGCTGCATCAGATTGAAGAAGAGACCGGCCTGACCATCGAGCAGGTCAAGGACATCAACCGTCGTATGTCTATCGGTGAAGCGAAAGCCCGCCGTGCGAAGAAAGAGATGGTTGAGGCGAACTTGCGTCTGGTTATCTCTATCGCCAAGAAATACACCAACCGTGGCCTGCAGTTCCTGGATCTGATCCAGGAAGGCAACATCGGTCTGATGAAAGCGGTAGATAAGTTCGAATACCGTCGTGGTTACAAGTTCTCCACCTACGCTACCTGGTGGATCCGTCAGGCTATCACACGCTCTATCGCGGATCAGGCGCGCACCATCCGTATTCCGGTGCATATGATTGAGACCATCAACAAGCTCAACCGTATCTCCCGCCAGATGCTGCAGGAGATGGGCCGTGAGCCAACGCCGGAAGAGCTGGCTGAGCGCATGCTGATGCCGGAAGACAAGATCCGTAAAGTGCTGAAGATCGCCAAAGAGCCAATCTCCATGGAAACACCAATTGGTGATGATGAAGATTCGCATCTTGGTGATTTCATCGAGGACACCACCCTCGAGCTGCCGCTGGACTCTGCCACCACCGAGAGCCTGCGCGCTGCGACGCACGACGTTCTGGCCGGCCTGACCGCCCGTGAAGCAAAAGTGCTGCGTATGCGTTTCGGTATCGACATGAACACCGACCACACGCTGGAAGAAGTGGGTAAACAGTTCGACGTGACCCGCGAACGTATCCGTCAGATCGAAGCGAAGGCGCTGCGTAAGCTGCGTCATCCAAGCCGCTCTGAAGTGCTGCGTAGCTTCCTGGACGACTAACTTGTCCTGACAGTGAAAAAGCTCCCAATCGGGAGCTTTTTTTTTGTTTATTACTTCTTCCTGTGGGCTGTGGGATCCCAGTAATTTATAAGCAAAAGCAATAACGTTGTTTCAGAGCGAATGCAGGCTTTCAGCGATGCTCTGATCCGGCTGTAAATCGCTGAGGCGTTTTCTGCAGGCCGGGGCGAGGCGCATGGATGCGCCGAGAGGGCGGGCTTTACAGGGACGTTACCTCCGCCCGTCCCCGATAAGCCGGAAGGAATAAGCCGAGGGCACCGCGAAGCGGCGATTTACCGCCGGGAGCCCGGGTCGCCAGGGTGGTGGCGCCTGAGCCACCCTGGCACGTTCACAGGTCATGTCGTGACAGAGTAGCAAGGAACATAAAGTGAACGGAATGATCACCACAGCCGTATATTCCCCTCACCCTAACCCTCTCCCCGGAGGGGCGAGGGAACTGTTCCGTGCTGCTATAACGTTGTGGGGATCCCTTAGTCATGTGAGGTGAGGGCATCAGGCCGCAGAGTCCCTAAAGCCCTCGCACCATTAGCGCCTCATCCAGCTCCCGATACGCCTCCACCAGCTTATCCAGCGTTGCCCTGTTAAGCCCGCTTGGATTCGGCAGCACCCACACCTGCGTCGCGCCGATGGTAATGCTCTGCTTACCCCATTTAGCGCCGCGCTGACTGAACGCCTGCTCGTAGGCCTGCTTGCCGAGGATCGCCAGCGCTGCGGGCTGATAGTCCTCGATCTTTTTGACCAACTCCCGTCCGCCGCTGCGGAGCTCATGCAGGTTGACCTCGCTCGCCTGCACCGTCGGGCGCTCAACAAGCATAGTAATGCCGCAGCGCGTATCCAGCAGGTGCTGTTCCTCTTCGGGCCTGAGTAATCTATCGGTAAACCCGGCCTGGTGGATCACTTTCCAGAAGCGATTGCCCGGATGGGCGAAGTGAAAGCCGGTGTGCGCCGAGGACTTACCCGGGTTGATTCCGCAGAACACCACCCGCAGGCCAGGGGCCAGAATATCGTTGATCATTTTTACTCCCGATCAATCCATCGTAAGGGAAGTATAAAGGATTGATTATGCATTGTTTATAAAAACAGCAGGCAGGTGTGAATGGCTGGATTGCTGTAGAGAGTTACTTTATAATTCACCGCCACGGCCCCTTAGCTCAGTGGTTAGAGCAGGCGACTCATAATCGCTTGGTCGCTGGTTCAAGTCCAGCAGGGGCCACCAAATTTTAGCTTTAGAATCATATAATTAAGCCACTCTAGCGAGTGGCTTTTTTGTTTATGGTTTCATCGTTGGCAGCAAAATGGCAGCAGGAAATAAGCTGCCACCAATAAAAAACCCGCCGAAGCGGGTTAGTTTGTCAAAAATTCATGTGCCCCTGACCACCGTTTAAAGGGTGCGGAGGCACATGATCGACCTGTCCGGGTGTTACGATAAAGCGCACTACGGTTTCATGAGTAACAAAAGTGGTTCCACAGTTAATGTTTTGGCACTGGCAATAACGCTCTTTCGTATTATCTGATACACGAAAGCTACTGCGAGTATGTGCCGCGTGTCCGCATTTCGGACAATTCATCATATCCGTTTCTCCCCAAGTCATTACCCGCAATCCCACAATGATACACGAACATCCATTTTGTGAACATTATCATTCCATTTCTAAATCATCTATCTTTACCTCAAGCTCCAGAGTCGTAGTGAAACCATTATCTGCACTGACACTATGCGTCAGCGTGGTAATGGTCCATTCGGCATCATCAATGGGCTGTTTAAAGCCGCTCACCTTCACCGGCATTTCGGTATATAGATCAGCCCTTCCCTCTGCGAGCTGCAGGGAGAATGTTGCAACCCCGCGCTGCAGGCGCTCCCACTGCATCTTTGCCGCTCGCTCTGCATTGCTGCGGTTTGCATAAGTTCTGTTGAGTACCAGCACGTTTTCATCCGTTCCAACGAGGTAATCCCCCTGTTTTGCTTCCGGCTCCTTTGCCGCAGTGGTTTTCTTTCGACGGCGCTTAACCTTTGCCGTCTCTTTTTTCTTTGGCTCACGGGTATGGAGCCAGCTGGCGATTACCCCCGTATAGGCATCGCGATCAGCCAGGGTAAAACGATGACCATCACCGGCCTGGCGGGTTATGGTGATAACCGGCAGCGGCTTACCGCTTGCCGTTCTGCCCTGCCCCTGACGGATAAACAAGAGATTGCCGTCCTTAACGGAGGCTATCGCCCCATACTGCCGCGCCAGCTTCATCAAAAAGCTGGCGTCGCTTTCATTAGTCTGGTCAAGATGATCGACAGGCTTGTCCAACAGGTCCTTTCCCAGCGCCATCTTTAATTTATGCCTGCCCGCGATTTCCTTCACGACTTCGCCCACCGTTGTCTGGTGCCAGGACTTTTCACGCCGCGTATTAAGGGATTCACGGAAATCTGCACTACGCGCGCGAATTGTGAGACGGTCAGGCGCGCCGCTATGCTCAATCTCATCGACAGTAAAGGCCCCTTTCGGAAAAAGCGGCTGACCTTTCCACCCCAGCGCAAACTGAATTATGGCCCCCCGACGCGGCAGAACGATTTGCCCGTCCGAGTCGTCCAGTTCCAGATCAAGCTGGTCCGCTTCAAAGCCCCGGTTATCCGTCAGCGTCAGACTCATCAGGCGCGCATCCAGCACGGTAGTCACATCTTTACCTTCAATGGTGATGCTGAAACCGGGGGTTTTGCTGTTCAGGTTCAGGAGATCAGAGCTGAAATTCACTGCAGTAACCCCCCAACCGTATTTTTCATACTGCCTATCGCAGAGGTGGCGGAGTCCTGCAAATTACTGAGCTGATCGCTGAGGCTGCCAAACATATCAGACAGCGATTCATCCACCCTTTTCAGGCTCAGCGAAAATTCGATGCGCCGGGGCATACCGCTCTCAAAAAATTCTGTTTTTGTCTGGCTCAGACTCTCGATCACAAACATGCCGTAAATCGTCCCGCTCCCCTCAATCAGAGGCCAGGCTTTCCCCAGCTCCGCCATCTGCTCCAGCGCCAGCAAAGACAGCCTGCCGCCGGTTATCTCCGGCAGCAGGACGCCGGACAGAGTAAGCGAATCGTTATCCGGCCCAAGAAACTGCGTTGACGGGCGCCGGTTAACCCGGCTGTTTGCTGCGTGCCGCCAGCTGCGCTGATACTGCAGCTCCTGATAGGGCGCGGTTCGCAGCATGAATACGTACAACCCCAGCACCATCATCATTATTCGTAACCCCCTCGATCACTGAAATTACTGCGTGTTTTTGCCCTGGCCCTGCGCTCACGCTCATCAAGCTGCCGGGCCACCTCGCGGGCGATATCCTGCGCGCTTTGCCCTGGCTGGGCGACAATATGAATTGGCGCGCTTATCTCGTACTTAATTACCTGCGGCTGTCTCTCTTCCTTCGGCGACGGCGCCGGTTGCGTCCTGACAGGCACACTGTACGGATGAAGTGGTGCGGCTTCTGCCGGGGCAGCCGCCAGGCCCATTACCCCAGCGACCACGGAAGCGAACACCTTCTGGCGCATAGCCATCGGGTCAGCCCTGTTATCCGTGATTTCCGCAAGGGCCGGTGCTGGCATGACAGCTGCAGCGATATCAGCCAGCTCCGCAGCACGATCCCGACCGGGACGATTTACCGGGGCGTTAACAATCTCAGGCGGCAGCATCAACCTGCTTTCAGGCCGTTTCTCCGGGCTGGCTGTTACATCACGAACCGGGCTTACCGTTGCCGCCAGTTTCACCAGCTCAGTAGTACGATTGATTACCGGAAGATTTGCCGGACCGTTCACACTATCAGGCGGCAGAACTACCGCGCGTTCAGGATATTGTTTAGCGCTGGCCGGTTCCGTCCGGGAAGGATTGAGCGTTGCCGCCACCCTCGCCAGATCAGCAGTCCGTTTCCTGCCGGTGACATTGGCGGGCCCGTTTACGATCTCTGGGCCATTCTCACCCACGATGCCGAACTGGCCGCGCGGAATGGTACCGCCGCTATCGTACATGCCAGCAAAACCCATCGGCGGGAATCCGCCAGGCGGCAGCACCACTTTACCGTCTGTGTTTACCGTGGCTGGTTGCTGCCGCGTGACCTGCTCAGGAAGCTTCGCTTTGGCCGCTTCCTTGCTGACAATGCCAAGTTTTTCAAGCAGCCAGGACACGCCCGATTTAAGCGAATCCAGCGGGTGCATGACCATGTTCAGCCCTGCCGCCAGCGCCTCCCCAAACTGCCGCCCCATCGACGCCGCGCTTTGCAGCTCTGCAGAGGTGGATTTAACCGGCGTCAGCAGATCAGTAAACCAGCCCCACAATGCCTGGACCTTGTCACCTATCCACTGAAAAACAGGCTGCAGTGGCTCAAACGCCGCACTGATAGGCGCAGCTGCAGCTTTGAATCCTTCAACCACTCCGCCTAAAAATGCGCTTATCGGCTGCCAGTATTTCCAGACAACCAGCGCCACGCCAGCCAGCGCCGCCACAACCAGCCCTATAGGGCTAAGCAACACCCCAAGCACACTACCCACTCCCATCAGAGCTGTGCGCAAAAGCGCAAATGGTGACATGACCAACCACCTGATAACGCCTCCCGCCCCCCTAACAGAAGTAACTAGCGGTGCTAACGCAGCGCTTGCCAGCCCTCTGATTTTCGTACCAAGCTGACGGATAGCTTCACCAGGATTACGAAATGAGGACACCAGGCTTTCGCCCGCCTGCTGGGCATGTTCTTTGACTTTATCCAGCACCCCGTCTCGGAACGCATCCAGGATACCGTCACCGTCACCCTCATCTTCCCCACCGCCGCTGAGCGCCTCACGAATACGACTAATCCAGCTAACTGTCTCACTCGCTTCATTTCCCGAAAACAGCCCAAACAGCTTTTTCAGTGCATCACCGGACTGGAATAAACCGGGTGTGAATGATTTGAATGCCTGGCTCAATCGGCCCAGCAGTGGACCGAACCGCCCCAGGCCAGTGATGGCTAGCGATTTCATCCCAAAACGCAATAATGCCAGCGGCCCCAGAACAGCAGCCATGGCAATAGCTAATGTCCCAAGCGCCAACGTCACTGAGGCGACCACAGCGGCAATCTTCATCAAAGTGCCCGCCAGCTGCGGGTTAGTCTCAACCCATCGACGCAGTGCCCCGGTCACGCTTTTGACGTAACCCATGATATCCATCAGCGGCTGGCGCAGCGTTTCACCCAGGCTACTGAAAGCGTTCTGCGCGCCCGTTTTAACAAGCAACCACTGCGCGGAAAGTGAATCCTTATTGATATCGGATTCTTTCTGCATGGAGCCGTTAGCCTCAGTGCCTGAGGTGAGTTTCAGCTGGCGCTGCAGCTCCGGCAGGTTGTTTGCAAGCTTCGCCGCATCGTCGCCAAACTCCTTACCAAATATCATCGTCATGGCGGACAGGCGTTTATCCTGCGGCAGCTTGTTGACCTTCTCCAGCACGCGCTGAATGGTCCCCATTGCGTCCTTTGTCATCTGCTTTTCAATCTCTTCTGGATTGAGTTTCAGCAGATCCATACCTTCCATGAACCGCTTGCTCTGCATGGTCGCAATCGACAGTTCGCGCACCATCGCATTTGATGCGCTGGCGGCAATTTCAGGCGCGGCACCCAGAGACAGGAAGGTGGAACCCAGCGCGGCCGCCTTTCGGAAATCAAGCCGGTCGGCCACCCCCCCCATGCGCTGCAGCACATTGATGATATCGCCGCCCTTAGACATGGCGTTATCGTCCAGGTAGTTCAGGGCATCGCCCAGCTGTTCAATATTACGGGTCGGCACTTTATAGAGCTGCGCGATTTTCCCCAGCCCCTCCGCCAGCTCATCAGCGGGCAGCTCGAATGCCGTTGCGGCCTTTGCTGCAGTGGATGCAAAGGCCAGCAGGTCACGCTTCTGGTCTTCGTAAGAATCGTTCTGGTTTGTCACGCCCATGCGGGCGCCACCTTCAACCAGCGCGGCATAGTCGATGGCGCCATTCTCCATCGGCAGCTGTTCACTGGCGGCCTTGATGGCATCCTGCATGTCATAAAACTGTTTTGTGCGGTTGCCGTTGTCGTCCCGCAGCCCGTTAACCTGCTTTGCCACGCCTTTCATCGCATCTTCCATGCTGGCATAGCTTTTAACGGCAGCCATCACCGGCGCGCCCATCGCCAGCCCGGCGGCAGTAGTCGTTGCTCCGGCGCCCGCAATACGATCCCGCACCTCAAGGCGCCGCGAATACTGATCGCGGACGGCGTTCATACGGGCCTGCTGCTCGCCCAGGCGTTTAAGGGATTTCTGCTGTCGGTCCAGCGCCTGCCGGGTTTCGTCGGCATTCTGCCGCAGCTCCCGCTGTGCACTGCTCAGCTTTTTGGTGTCCAGCCCGGCCTCATTGAGCGCAAGACGCTGACGCTGCACCGACTGACGCAGGCCGTTATATTTGCTCTGCAGCTCGTTAACGCGGTTTTTTGCCTGCTCAAGCAAACGAGCCTGCGCCGCCGTCGGGCGGTTAGTGGCCGAGAACTGCGTGGCAAGTTTCGCCGCTTCTTCGCGTGCGGCTTTAAGACTGTTGCCGGTGACGGCCAGCTGCGCGCTTGCCTTGCGGAAACCGTCAATGCGGCCCGCCTGGGCGTCAAGTTCTTTTAATCTTGCGCGGCTTTGCTGAATGGCGGTAGCCAGCTCTTTAGAGCTGGCCTGCGCTGATCTGAATGGGCGGGTGAGCTTATCAACCGCATTTAGAATTACCTGCAAACGCAGGTTAGTGTCACTCATCGCTGGCCCCGCTTCTCTGAATCGCTTTATGCCGCCACTCCAGCACTTCGGTCAGCGGCATAACGTCAGTGACGGACGGCGGCCAGTGAAAAATGGTGGCGATATCAGCCACCAGGTCTTCTACCGTCAGGCTGTCGGCAAACCGGCAAGCACCGATTTCTTCAACAAAAAAGTGACCACCTCAACCGACAGTGCGGTGAGATCGGCGGGGTCCATTTCAGCCATTTCCTGAGCGGTCAGCGCGGGCGTGGAGATGCGGGGAATAATCGTCATCATCGCGCCTACGTCCATATCCATGATCGCCTGCAGACGGGTGCCACGCAGCGCGCCGGACTGCGGCTTGCGCAGCACAATTTCGGCAATTTCGGTTTTACCGCGTTTGATCGGGGTGTCCAGCTGTACGGTTTTTTCAGTCTGTTGTTCGCTCATTGTCATTTCCTGTTAATAAGGTACTGGCGCGGCTGCCCGCGCCTTTAAGTAGATCAGAGGCCCAGGGCGTTGCGGTGCTCTTCCATCAGGTCCACGCCATCAACGATTTCAATCATGTTGATCACATCAACCTCATAGAGCACCTCGCCGTTAATGGTCAGCTTCGCGTAGCTGTTGGTGCTGCTGACTTTTGTGGTGTTGCTCTCGCCGGTTTTCCATTCGCCGGAATCGACCTCTTTATGTCGCCCGCGCACAACCAGCTCAACGGCCTGCACTTCTCCGGTATCGTCACGCTGAATGGAGCCGGTGAAACGCAGCTGGATGCCGTCAACGGTGGCTTTACCCATCTGCTTGAATAACAGCAGTTCGGTGCCGCCGATAGAAAATTCCGTGTCCAGCGCGCCATCATCCAGCCCCAGATCAATATCCGCCGAACCGGGCATACCGCCGCCGCGATACTTTTCAAACTTGCGGCCAAATTTAGGCAGGGTCAGGGACTCAACAATCCCCTGATAGTTATTCCCGTCGTTAAACAGGTTCAGGTGTTTTAACTTGCGTGGTAAAGCCATTTTGTCCCCTTACGCGCTGACCTGGCTGGAGAAATCCAGCAGATACTGATCGGTGATGCGCTGGCGCAGCATCAGGTTTTCCAGAGGTGGTACCGGCGTATAGTCGTAATCGATAGTTAGCTTCCCGGCTTTCAGGGAATCCTTATCGTTTACGGACTCATCCAGCCAGCAGTCGGCGCCGATGATGTAGCCCTGCGTTTTCAGGTTGCGCAGTTTGGCGCGAATACCTTCGATAATGTCGCGGGCCAGTGACGGGTTAAGCACGCCATCCACCGCCCACATATGCGCTTCGGCGATGGTGTCAGCCAGTACCTGCGCGGTACGGGTGTAGTTTTCAAAGGCAAACAGAGGATCGTCACTGAGGCAGCGGGAACCCCAGAAGCGAAAACCGTCTTTGCGGATCAGCGTGGTGACATCGTTCTGGTTCAGCAGCCCCGCATCGGTTGCCGGGTCCTGCAAATCCCAGAACACATCCGCAGAAATGCCGGTGACGCCGTTCACGCCTACGTTGGACAGGGATTTGTGCCAGCCGGTCTGTTCGTCAATTTTGGCACGCAAGCCAAGCGCACGGGCTGAGGCGTAAGCCGTTGCGTCAGCATTCAGCACGGTGTCAAAACTGATGAAATCAGGCCAGATCAGCATTCCCTCACGCTGGCTAAAATTAGCGCGGTAGGCAATGGCCTCCTCTACCGTTTTGCAGCCGTAGGCTGACAGATAGGCGAACCCGCGCAAACTCTGCGCCACGCTCAGCAGCTCAGTGGCAACCGCCTGCGTGTCATGCCCCGGCACGCCCAGAATGCGCGGCTTAACGCCGAGCTGAGACTGCGCAGATAACAGCGCTTTCATACCCGTTTTTTTACCGTCAGCTGTCACGCCGCCGATAATGTTGGAGGTTGTCTCCGCTTCGGTTTCACCCTGTGCCACGCGCACAACGACGGTCACGGGTTTAGCTTGATCGGCAATTGCATCCAGCGAGCGGGCCAGCGTGCCAGACTCGCCTGCTTTACCGCTGGCGGTCAGCACGTCGGTGAGCAGGACCGGTTTATTGAGGGGGAACACGGACGCATCTGCATCATCGCCGGTACAGACCATACCGACAATTGCCGTGCTTACTGTTGAAATTGAGCGGGTGCCATCGTTGACCTCAACGACGCGCACACCGTGGTGATAATCCTTAGCCATAAGGCAGCCTCTCCGATTTACAGGGGGAGTGCCTATGTTCTGGTTGATATGCGCGCGGCGCACGCGCCTGGCTATGTGTGGGGAATGATACAATGAAAGGGGTCAAAAAATCCCCGCAGGTGCGGGGCATATTCATTTCTCAGGGCGGCTGGGCCAGTTCACATCAGATGCAGCAGATATATCTACCGCGTCCAGCGCATCAAGATAATCAAGCCATTCATTAAATGACTGCTTATCTGCATCCGACAGGCGTCCAAGTGCCAGTTTCGAAGGCCACTGGTTGCTATCAATATAATTATTGGCATCGCTGATTAATTCCTGCTTATGGATTTCAGCTTGCTGAACAAGCTCATCGTGAGTAGGTTCAGGTTCTGGTGGTGCGGTAAACTTTTCGCCGTCATAAGCCCAACCAATACCGGCTAAAAGACCCTCTAAATTGACCACGGTGTAATCGTCAAATATATCTCCATGCTCATCCCAGATAACGACGTTTTCAACGACACCATTTTTGATTAACGCATAATTTTGCATCAGGCATACTCCTCAATGATGACAATTCCGTTACTGCCATGTCCACCCGCCGTTGCTGATGTGCCTTGTGCGTACACAGTAACAGACCCGGCACCACCGGCGCCAAAGCCCCAACCATAACCGCCCTGTTGATTTGCGGTATAAGCCGAGCCGCCTGTTCCCAAAATTGAAGAACCGCCATGACCACCTTTAGCTGTTCCTGTGGATAAAGACATCTGTCCGCCCCCCCCCTCTCCCGGAATTGAAATTAAAACATCGGTTCCGGTGCATTCTTTTCCAGAGTTGCCCAAATCAGATACAAGGCTGTTGTTAGCTGGCCCTGATGCCCCCATACCGCCGCCATCACCGCCTGGTGCTGTGATGTAACTACCAAATGAGGATGAACCTCCGGCTGTTCCTGAACTTCCGGCAGCCCCAACTCCAGCACCCCCGACGATAACCACGACAGATAAGACTGAGGTGACATCAATCAATGTCGTTTCACCATAACTGCCACCTCCACCTCCGCGCCCGGCTGCCAGATAGCCTGAAACGGTAGAGGCGGCAGCGCCCCCACCTGCACCACCTGCGCCAACGAGTCTGACCCTAATAAACTTCGTACCTGCTGTTGGTGTGTATGTTCCACTCGCGGTGAATTTCTTAATACTGACGAGTCGACCAACCATCCCTGAAGAATTCACTAAACCAAGGTATTCGATAATCCCCATAGCGGTCTTTCCAGACAAGGTTGTCAGCGTGCCATCAAGTGGCTGCTTGCCTGCCAGCGCATTTGTCACGGTGGTGGCAAAATTAGGATCGTTTCCTAACGCCGCCGCCAGCTCATTCAGGGTATCAAGCGCCGCAGGTGATGAGCCAACAAGCGCAGCCAGAGCTGATTTAACGAAAGCAGTGGTGGCAATTTGCGTATTGTTGACAGTCTGTGCAGCTGTGGGTGCCGTCGGTGTTCCGGTCAGGGCCGGGCTTGCCAGTGGGGCTTTGAGTGCAAGCGCGTTATTTATAGTGGTGCTGAAATTAGGATCGTTGTTGATAGCCGCAGCAATTTCTTTCAGCGTGTCCAGCGTAGCCGGGGCACCATTCACCAGGGCGATAAGAGCCGCCTGCACAAACGCAGTTGTGGCTAGCTGAGTGGTATTGTTACCTGCAGCCGCAGTTGGGGCTTTTGGGGTGCCGGTAAACGTCGGGCTGGCTTTTGGCGCATACTGCGTATGCGGATCAGCTGCAGCAAGATGCGCCGCCATCAGCTCATCTACATACACCTTCAGTTCCAGCACTTTGTCATCCACATATTTTCGGGTAGCCAGCACTACGGACGGATCAATTTTCAGCGTAATGTTATCGGTGCTGCTGGTAATCAGTACCATGCGCACTGTCTGCGTGCGGCCGCTTCCCTCTGCCAGCTGCGGCTTGTAGCTCTCCGGGCAGTTCCCCACTGCGATCAGCGCGCCCGTTTCATCAAACAGCCCAACCTCACGAATCCACCAACCGCCCTCCGTTTCAGGAATCACCTGCTCAGCAATAATCTGGCTGCTGTTCTGCGGATCGATGTAAAGCATGTTCAGGTCAGCGCGCCGCTTTTCGGAAACCAGCTTCGTCTGTTGTGCGCTGGGAGTTGGAAGCACGCCGCCGCCATCCCCCACCGCCATCTGGGTAATTTTCAGCGGCACACCGAGCGCGGCAGCGCTTGCCAGTTTCGCCGCGCCAATATCCGTCAGCAGGGTATAAAATTTTGCGCTCATGGGTTCACTCTCATTGTGTCGATAACATGGACGGCGCCGCCCTCGTAGGCAGTGCCACCGGAAATGATGGTTTCGTTGATATACGGGTAAATCGTGATTTCTTCGCCGGTGTAAGTGGCAGCTCCCACAAAATATGGTCCGCTCGTCTGCAGGTTTATGGACATGCCGATCAGATGCCGGCTGCAGGGTTTGGCGTCACCAATCAGGCGCTCCAGCTCCAGATAGGTTTCCTCTGTTATGCCCTGGTCCTGCACCCCAATATCCAGGCGAAACGTGCCCGGCGCCTCGCCGGTCTGCCACCATTCAATGATGCGGATCAGAAAGCCGAACGGCTCCACCACACGCCGCACCGCGCTGGTTGTGCCTTTGTGCTGATGGATATAGAACGCATCCTGCACCACACGGCGCTTCACGCTCTCCGCCCATCCTTCGTCCCAGCGATCAACCGAAAAGGCCCACGCCAGATACGGCAGAAACTTGACCGGGCATGTTGCCGGGTTCCATAAATCCCGCAGCGGCACCTGCAGATCGGAAATGCCGCTGCAGGTCTGCGCCAGGCGGCGCTCAAGCGGCGATGAACCAGGAGGAAGCAGACTATTCATCCGTTCCCCCGTTGGTTACGCTCCATTCCGTACATGAAGCGGCTTGTGTCTTATCCAGCACCACATCAGTGAGCGGCGAGGCCAGCTCAACACGCTGCACACCTTCAACATGCAGCGCGGCATAAATAGCACTGCGGCGAATATCACGCCCCAGCCTCGTCTGGCTGGCGATATATTTCTGCAGGCTGGCTTTTGCCGCCACCATCACCGGCTCAGCTTCTGGCCCCGGGTAAAGAAAGATCGTCGCATCCACGCTGTACGGAATGATTTCAGCGCTGCGCACCGTCAGACGGTCAGCAACCGGCCGCACGTTCTCACTGTTAAGCGCCTGTTCAACCACAGCCAGCAGATCCGCCGCAGCCGTTCCGTCGCCCTCACGGCTCAGCACGGTAAGCACCACCTCAGCCGGGGCCGGGCTGGTTGCGCTGGCGTCAGCCACTCGCCCGTCAGCGCTTTTAGCGTGAAACTCGTAAGCTCCCGTTGGGCCTGCAACTGACAGCCCTTCAAAAGCTGCAGGAACACGCTGACGCAGAGCCTCATCACTTTCCATCACGGCAGCAACCGGCGGTACCGCGTCGTTATCTGCAGGAATAACCGTCAGACGTTTTACGTTGCAGTTACCGGCCAGCTGATCGAGATCACTCCCCATGGAATAAGCCACCATGACCGCCTGCGCCGCCTCGTTAATGCGCTGACGCAGGAGGATTTCACGATACGCATTTTCCTGCAGGAGCTTGGTCACGGGTTCAGACTCCAGCTCAAGCGTGCGCCTTACCGCGTCCTGCTCGTCTGCCGGATAAAGGGCTACAAACGCGGCTTTCCGTTCGTTTAGCAGCGTTTCAAAATCCGGCACATCCACTATCTGCGGGGCTGGCAGCTGGGAAAGGTCAATGACTGCCATTGTCTGCTCCTGTTGATACCGAAAGTGAAACCGGCGCGCCGTTATCACGCTGCCCGGTAAGCTCAACCACCATCGAACCATCAAAACTGCTGTTTATGGTGATGGAATCCAGGGTAAGCCGTGGCTCCCAGCGACTCAGAGCCACATAGACCGCAGACATAACCTGCAGGCGCAGCGCCGGGTTCTGCGGCTGGTCTATCAGTTCAGACAGAAGCGAGCCGTATTCCCTCCGGGCAATGCGACTCCCCTGCGGGGTCAGCAGAATATCCCGGACCGACTGGCGCAGGTGGTCCGTGTCGGTAATGGCCCTGCCGTTGCCCTGACTCATGCCGATATACAGCGTCATACCGGACCTCCCGATGTATCACCGCCGGACTTAACGCCGGTATGACCGTGTTTATCGACTACGATCCCGTTAGAACTCATGGCGCCGCCGCCCTGGGTGACGCCACCATTGATCACCACTTCGCTGTTTATGCGCGTGTTGCTTGCTTCCACAACAAATTCCCCCGTTTTCAGGGTTATGTTATCTGCAGCCTCGATCACCATGGATTTGATGCCCCGCACATGCCAGCGGCCGGTCGCTGGTTCATATTCAAACCAGCCACCGTCCGGGTATTCCGTTACACATCCGTCCACTGAGTCCGACGGCGGCGCGAACTGGTTAGAATAGATCGCAGGTAAGGCAAAAGCGGTTTCCAGATTGCCGCCCATACTCAGCACCACCACCTGCTCATCCGGCGACGGGCACCACCATGTACGGGCACCACCTGCGCGCAGTGTCAGCCAGTTAATCCAGTTGGTTTCAAGCTCGCCCACTTTCACCCGGCACAGCCAGTTTTCCCGGTCCACTTCGGTTACGGTGCCGGTGCGGATCAGGTTGGTGATAAGGCGCATGATTTCGGTTAGTTGTGCGTTCATAACGAAAGGTTGCCATCAGAGGGAAAAGGGAGGCAGCGTTGGGTTTTGTGCCATCGGTGACACAAATTTCACTCCGACAGCCAGCGCAACAGGGTGTCACGGGTGATGGTTTCTACCTCATCATTCACGCCTAAAAGACGGCGTGCCGGGTACCGGGCCTCCGGGCCGTTGCGCCTGACTCGCTCACGCAGACCATAATGGTGAACACGGGCGATGCGCTGGACTTTCCCATCAAACTGCACGCTGGCAGAGTCCGCAGTGGCTGCGGTTTTCAGGTATTTAGTGGTGCGCAATTTGGCGAACATCTGGCGCTTGATGCGCCCCTTTTTACTTCTGGTCGTCACCCGGCGCGCCTCAAAGGCGGTGCCGTCTGGATTGCGCTGCAGCCTGATGTTTTGCTGTTGCGACCGGCGCAGCTCCTGCGCCAGTTGTCGCATCATACGGTTGCGGACTGCCGGTTCCAGATTCGCCAGCAGGGCCGCCAGCCAGTCATCCACCATCTGCAGGTCATCCACGTTTTACCGTCCACATTTCGTCGGGTACATCGGGTTCCGGCACCGCTTCTACGCTCGATACGGTGCCGTCTGTGCTGACAATCACGCGCTCCGTGAGCTGCAGATTGAGACTGAGATCACACAGATCGTTGCTCAGGATATCGACGTCAAAGGTAAAAAGTTTTTCGCGCAGCTCCGGGTTGTTGATGGCGTCCGGTTGATTGGTCATTAACCAGAGCAGCACGGGCGCCATCACTAAATTCTGGTTGCCGCTAAAATCTTCAATCACCACGTTCAGGGTGTAGCGATATTCCCATGACATTGAACGGGCGCCGGTTGCGACCAGCGAACCGTTATCAACAAAAAGGTGCAGCTTGTCCGGGTTGTCACGGACATACGCCACCGATTTATTCAGGGCGTTGCGTAAGGACTGCGGCTTGTTCACTGTCTCGCTCCTGACACGCTATGATCGTGTCCACTTTGTCGGCACATACTGCCCAGGCGGCCTCAGTCTCATCCAGCACCTGGTTCAAATCCCCATTACTGCGCGGCGCTGACCTGTCCAGGCGGCACTGCGTCACTTTTGGACAACCACTCACGGTAAGCTGCACCTCCGGCGAGGGCCGGGCGGTCCCGCAGCCGGATAATGTCAGCAGGCAAAGGAGTGTCAGCCCAGCGGCGTAAATCCTCGTTTTCACGTTTTAGCTCCTCGATCCGGCGCTGGCGGCTCCGCAACAGCGCGGAAGTCTCCTCCGCTGCAGCATAAAGTTGCATCTGCGCCCGGCTGTTGGTTTCAGTAAGAATGGACAGGCTGATGAGCTGGCTGTTTTTCTTCGCCAGCTCCTGCTTGTTATTTTTAAGCGCCTCAGCCTGCGTCCCGATGGTGTGACCCGCATTGTTAAGCCGCCATGACTGCCAGCCCAGCAGTGCCAGCACCAGAGCCAGGATCACCGCCAGCGCGCGCGTCATGCCCCTGCCCCTTTAAGACACCAGGCAAGCTCACGGGCGCGCCGGTTTTCCAGCCCTTTACTCCTTTGACCATTTACATAAATCCAGCGGGGGAGCTGGTTGCACGCCTGCCACCATTGCTGGCGATTGATGTAAGAAACCATTGTTGACCGGCAGATTGCCCCCGTTCCGACATTAAAGCCGATACTGATCAGGGCATCGTAAACATGCTGAGGTGGATTAACCTGCAGGCAGGCTTCAATCCTTTTTTCCGTCAGCAACACGTTATTAATCAGCCCCTGCGCGGCCTGTCGCTCCGTTATGGTGTTGCCCGGCACTACCCCGGACGTATTTCCGATCCCGTCAGTCCAGACCCCGGCGCTGCACTGGTATGGCTGCAGGCGGCACCCTTCGAAATCAGCAATCAGTTTCAGCCCCTCAACGGAGGTATGAAGCGACTGAAAGCCCGGCAGCGTGGCGGCAATCGCCAGCACCGCGCCGACCAGGCAACGCTTAACGATTGAAGGACTCATATTCCCCCCTGGATATTCTGCCGTCCCGCAGCAGTTGGTAGGCTTTCCAGCGTAAATAACAGGTCACCGCTGCAGTAATAATCCCCAGCGCAAGACCGGTAATGGTCGATACATCTTTAAGAGACAAATCGCCGAGCCAAGCCAGAAGCAGGGCAACGCAGTAAGTGATAAAGGCGCTGATTCGTTCAAGCGTCATAGTTCAGTCCCATAACTGGACAGTCTGCGCAGTGGTTGACGCCGTAATGTCCGGCAGCTCCACCTGCAGCCCGTGCGGTAAAAAGGGGCCATATTCAGCCAGCCCCGGATTCGCCTGCAGCACCTGTTCAGTGACTCCCTGCGTGCGCCCGTAATGGCGCCAGCAGAGTGCGTCCACCGTGTCATACTGATGCGCACGCACTTTCATCAAATCAGCTCCACCGTCATATGCGGCATATCGCGCAGGCGGGACTCCGCCCAGCGCACATCGCGCCACAGCTCGCCTAAGGTTGTTTCGATATCTTCGGCTTTCTTGCTTCCGTCGCCGGTTGCGTCAAAATCGCGATAGCGCTCAACCAGGTTTGCTTTTGCCCAGCAAAACACCGCACGGCGATACAGCATGAGCCGCTGGCTTTCGCCGTCGATCACATCAGCAGGGACGTCGGCCAGGCTCGCATACCCCTGCGCCCGTTGTTTCTCGCGGAACTCATAAAGATCGGCGTTAACTTCAGCAATAGCTGTCAGCAACGCCAGACGCAGGCGCGGATCGGTGACACTCCCATCCATGCGCATATCACGACGGAACTCTGAAACCCTGACATCAGGCCAGAAACTGGTGTTTTTAATAACGTCCTGGGTACTTTCCCCGGCCTGTTCCGGCGAAACGAATTGCATATTTCTGGCACTCCCAAATAGTTGGGCGGTGGACGGGGTTTTGACGCGGCATAAAGCCTGTCGCCACCCCGTGCCGCCCCGCGCGTTGGCACGATTCGTTAAGCCGACATTGCCTGTCGCAATCGGCTTTCAAGCTTGTTGATTTCGGTTTTGACGCCAGAACTGTTATCCAGCTGCAGGGCACGCTTCAGATGGTTAAGTGCCGCCACTGCCTGATCGTTATCCCGCAGCGCGTAGCCCATCGCCTTATGAAGTCGGGCGCGGGACTGATCCGGCATATCCTGACCTTCAACGATATCGAGCACCTGGGTAAGAATGGCGGCACTGAATGATTCACCGGCAGAAAAAGCGCGCATTGCCGCGTCGGCAAACTCTTCCGCAACAGCGGTCCCACAGGTCCGGTTGAATCGCTGCGGCAGGACCCAGCCGTGTTTAATGGCATGACGGGCAATGTCCAGCGCGCCGGTATAGTCTCCGGCATCAATGCGCCAGATCATGACGTACATCGCCACGTCGTCCTGGCCTGACGCGTCAGCATCCAGTAAACCGGCAATCCATGAGGCATAAGCGGGAAGAAACTCACGTTTGAGCTGAGCCTTGCGCTCATTTGACTGGACGGTTTTAAGGCGCCTGCGGTGTTCTGTCAGCTGTAACAGCATCTGGTTATAACCCGTCATACTGGCATGACTGCCGCCCTGCCGGGCGGCATCCTGTGCCTGTACATACTGAGTGTGAGCACGGAACGGATTCATTTATCACGCTCCGGCGCCAGTGCCGCCCGTATTCTGAGCATCAAGCGCGCCCTGCACTGCTGCAGCAACGATGGTCTGAATATTTTCAGCCGTCAGCGCCGCGCCCGGATTGCCGTCTGCCTGCGCTGGTAACATCTCGATGTTCTCAACCAGGCAAACGCCATCGTAATCTTCGACAACATACGCCTCGTTAACGGATTCGTAGTTCTCCACGCGGTCACGCTTCGGATTGTCGATAACTGAACGACGACGGGTACCGGCTTGCCAGTAAATAGACAGGTTATCCAGACGGGTGATCAGCATGGCGTTAGCCGGGAAGAACGGCGCGCGAACGGCCGGGAGGTTGCCGATACGCTTCTGGCTGATGATGAGATCGGCCGCCATCGCTTCGCTGTTTGGCTGGTCGCGGTTGACGATCGGGAAATATTTATCCGCCAGCAACTGGCGCCCGACGATAACCACAAGCTCTGTATCTTCCTGATACCACGGCGCGATTTTCTCATTCACGGCGCCCATAACCAGCGCGTCCAGATTCAGGAAATCGCCGCCTTTACCGACACGGATAGTCTGAGAAATCACCTCGCCCTCGGACACAATTTTGTCCAGAACCTGCACGGGTTTCTCCTGGCGGATTTTCTCCAGCCAGCCGATATTCACATCCTGCAGCAGCGGATAGGTCTTGCGGTCTGACGTTTTTTCACGCTTCACGCCGTTGAAGCCGATCATGATGCGGTCAAGCGCCTGGCGAATAATGATGGCGTCACGGATGCGCGTCTGGAAGTCCTGGAATTTAGCCCACAAATCCAGTTTTGCATAAGGCAGCGCCGTATCAGAGTTAGTCTGGGTACACTTGTACCCTTCACCGTCGATGTAGGTCGGATCAACGGGTTCACGGTCTTTCTGGGTGGTATCAGTATTACCGGCGATACTGGCGCCAATCCCCAGCCCCAGACGTTCGCCGGACTGCTCATCAACCGGGATAATGTTGATTTTCTGCAGGAACGAGGAAGACTCCTGGATTTTCGTTTCCAGCGTCTGCGCAACGGATGGCTCTGCCGTATATTTTGAGGTGATACCGCTCACAGGCACGCCATTGAGTGTGGCGAGCTGCGTCAGATAGCCGTTGAATTTAAAACGTGTCTCTTTTTTCATTGTGCTTTTGCTCCGTCAGCAATCGGTGGTTTGTTCTGCGCCGTTATTGCCGGTCGCATTAGGGCGGCGTTCGCTGCGGCTGTCCTGAGTGGAAAGCTGCTCACGCAGGGTGGAGAGTGCGTTGGTTGTCTCATCAACAACCTTCTGCATATCGCTCAGCTTGCTGCTGAAATCGGTTTGATGGGTGCTGACCTGCTCCGCCAGCGTCTGATGCTCACGCGCGATGGTTTCAACAGCCTGATTCACATCAGCAAAGCGGGCGTTATCATCGGCGCCTTTGCGGGACAGCAGCTCTTTCACGCGGGTAAACAGGCTGGTTTTTTCCGGCACGTCCTCAAACTCGATGAGCGTTTCAACAGCAGCGGTAAACAGGTTGTCTTTGTCCAGCTTGCGGCGCGCCAGGGGGTTATGTTCTGCGCTGGCGCTGAACTGCAGCATTTCAGTGCCGAGGCTTGCCGGATCGTCAGTAATCGCCAGGCCAACCAGATAAGCAGAGCCGGTATCGGCAAAGCTGGTGTTAACTTCCATTGAGGTGAAAAGCTTCTGCCAGTTGCTGGTCATCGTGACCAGATCGTCAGTCGGGGCAATCCAGCCATACAGCGCCATTTTCCCGGACAATGCCCCTTCGGTAATTTCTTCCGCTTCCAGCTTTTCCACCATGCCAAAACGACGGAAGGGCCCATCAGGAGTAAAGCCCTTGATGTGCTCCATATTGATCAGCGCGGTGTATACCTGCGGGTTATAGCTCGCTGCCATCTGGGTGAGCCATTCACGCTCAATAACGCGCCCGTCAGTAGTGGCCCCTTCGACCCCAATACGAAAACGCTTAGATTTTTTTGCCATCGGTCCGGCTCCGGTTAGTTAGTTCGTAACACGTTCAGAGCCTTATGTTTGCGGTGATGGGCGCGTGTAAACAACGCGTTGGGCTTGTGCGAACTCCCACACAATGCGAAGCCGGGGAAAGTGCTGATTTGAGGCCGTATGTTTGTGCCATGACAACACTGACCCCCGCAGACCTCGATCCCCGTCGTCAGGCAATGCTGATGTACTTTCAGGGATACCGCGTAGCCCGCATTGCTGAAATGCTGGGCGAGAAAGTTGCAACCGTTCACAGCTGGAAAAAACGCGATAAGTGGGGCGAATATGGCCCACTGGATCAGATGCAGCTCACCACCGCCGCACGTTACTGCCAGCTCGTCATGAAGGAGCAGAAGGAAGGAAAGGATTTTAAAGAAATTGACCTGCTGGCTCGTCAGTCCGAACGACAGGCCAGGATCGGCAAATTTAACAATGGCGGAAATGAAGCAGACCTGAATCCGAACGTGGCGAACCGCAATAAAGGCCCGCGCAAGCCGCCGGAAAAAAACCTGTTTACCGACGAGCAGATCGAAAAGCTGGAAGAGATTTTCCGCGCCGGTATGTTCGAGTACCAGCGCCACTGGTGGGATGCTGGCATCAAGCACCGTATTCGCAACCTCTTAAAGTCACGCCAGATCGGTGCAACCTACTATTTCGCCCGTGAAGCGTTGATAGACGCGCTCACCACTGGGCGAAATCAAATCTTTCTGTCAGCGAGTAAAGCTCAGGCGCACGTTTTTAAACAGTACATCATCGACTTCGCAAAAGAGGTGGACGTTGAACTGAAAGGCGATCCGATGGTGCTGCCTAACGGCGCCTGTCTTTACTTCCTCGGTACAAATGCCCGTACCGCGCAGAGCTATCACGGCAATCTGTATCTTGATGAGTATTTCTGGATACCGAAATTCCAGGAGCTGCGCAAAGTGGCCTCCGGTATGGCGCTGCACAAAAAATGGCGCCAGACCTATTTTTCTACACCTTCCAGCCTGACGCACAGCGCCTACCCGTTCTGGTCTGGCGCCCTGTTCAATAAAGGGCGCCCGAAAGCCGACAGGGTAGAATTTGACCTTTCTCACAGTAGCCTGGCGCACGGCGTTTTATGCCCGGACGGCCAGTACCGCCAGATAGTTACCATTGAAGATGCCGTTAACGGCGGTTGTAACCTTTTCGACCTGGACCAGCTGCGCCTGGAGTACAGCCCGGACGAATACAACAACCTGCTGATGTGTCAGTTTGTTGACGACCTGGCGTCCGTGTTCCCGCTGGCGCTGCTGCAGTCCTGTATGGTTGACAGCTGGGATGTGTGGGACGATTTCGAACCGCTTTTACTGCGTCCGTTTGCATACCACCCTGTCTGGATCGGCTATGACCCGGCAAAAGGAACGCAGAACGGTGACAGCGCCGGTTGCGTGGTCATCGCGCCTCCCGTCGTCCCCGGCGGTAAATTCCGTATCCTAGAGCGTCACCAGTGGCGCGGGATGGACTTTCGCGCCCAGGCCTCAGCGATTGAGGAAATCACCAGACGCTACAACGTGACCTACATCGGCATTGACTCGACCGGCGTTGGCGATGGCGTTTACAAAACGGTTAAGCAGTTCTTCCCTGCCGCGCGTGAGTTTGTCTACAACCCGACCGTTAAAAATGCCCTCGTGCTGAAAGCCTACGACATCATCAGCGGGCGCCGTCTGGAATTTGACGCGGGGATGCTGGATATCGCGCAGTCCTTTATGTCCATTCGCCGTTCAACCACCGCCAGCGGCAACCGGCCAACCTACGAAGCAGCCCGCACAGAGGAAGCCAGCCACGCGGATTTAGCCTGGGCAACCATGCACGCACTTTATAACGAACCACTGGCAGGAGCTTCCGCCAGTACCAGCAACATCGTGGAGATTTTTTAATGGCTAACCGCAAAAACCGCAGCAAGGCACCGCGCGGCCAGACCGCCACCGATACGGCCAACATGGTCAGTAATGCACATGCGGAGGCGTTTACGTTTGGCGATCCGATCCCCGTGATGGACCGCCGGGAGTTATTTGATTACTTGGAGTGCGTGCAGGTAGACCGCTGGTACGAACCACCGATCAGCATGGATGGCCTGGCGCGAACTTACCGCGCCGCCGTGCATCACTCCAGCGCAATTCAGGTAAAACGCAATATTCTTACCAGCACCTTCATCCCTCACCGCTGGCTGTCTAAACAAGCCTTTTCCCGGTTCGCCCAGGACTTTCTGGTATTCGGTAATGCCTACCTTGAAAAACGCATGAACCGGTTAGGGCAGATCATGGAACTGCGCGCCTCGCTTGCCAAATATACCCGTCGTGGCATTGACCCGGACACCTACTGGTTTGCACAGTATGGCTACAACTCACAGCCCTATCAGTTCGATGAGGGAAGCGTGTTTCACCTGATGGAACCCGACGTTAACCAGGAGCTTTACGGGATGCCGGAATACCTCTCCGCCATTCCCTCCGCCCTGCTGAATGAATCGGCCACGCTGTTTCGCCGTAAGTATTACCTAAACGGTAGCCATGCTGGTTTTATCATGTACATGAGCGACCCCGCCGCCGATCAGAAAGACGTGGACAACATACGAGAAGCGCTGAAAAAATCGAAAGGGCCAGGCAACTTCCGCAACCTGTTTATGTACAGCCCGAACGGCAAGAAAGACGGCATTCAGATCATCCCGCTGTCAGAAGTCGCAGCGAAAGATGAGTTTCTTAACATCAAGAATGTGAGCCGTGATGACATGCTGGCAGCTCACCGCGTGCCGCCGCAGCTGATGGGGATTATTCCAACGAATACCGGTGGGTTTGGCGATGTGGAAAAAGCGGCGCGCGTTTTCGTTCGCAACGAACTTACCCCCCTGCAGGGCCGTATCACAGAAGTTAACGAGTGGCTGGGTGATGAGGTGATACGCTTTGACCCCTACCTGACCGATGAAGACTGACGCTCAGCCGACCAACCTTTAATATTAACCGCCCTTCTCCGGGCGGTTTTTTATTCCCTTACGCCCTGCCCCACCATCAGAGCGCCTCAGCGCCTCGCTGAGCGCTCCTACGCTTTCGCCACCTGGCAGCTCACGACGAAACACAGCGCCTCACCACGACGCAGGCGCGCACGACCAGCCCCAAAAAATGACCATGCCCGCCAGACATTGAGGCCCCAAAACCGCGATTAACCCCAAAACCGCGCGCTCGTAGCCCCGCCACGCCTGCCCGCTTTGTGTAGTGGTTTTCATGCACCTGCATGACATAAGCAAAAGCCCGCCAGTTCTGGCGGGCCTGAGCAAAAACGATCCTCAAACGATCATGCGATTTCATGCGATTTCATGCGGCATAGACATGCACAACAACACTAACGCCTCGCGTGGCTCGTTGTTCAACCTTGCGGACGGTAAAAACCAGTTTTATCGTCCGCAACGTTCGCTAATGTAACCAGCTGTCGTCCTCCCAGACCTGCTGCATTATTTCCATCACTCGCTTTTTATCTTCATCCAGTTTTAATCCGCTCAGCTCAACGCCGTTGGCACTGCCCTTACGGATACGAATTGCTGTTTTGGGATACAGAGGGCGCAAATTACGGTAAAGCTCGGATTCAAGGGCGTCCAGTGTAGCCTGGCTAATCTTCTGCTCTTTATCGATCATTATTTCAATGCGCATACAGATTCCCCTTAACTGGTTACGTCCATCGACCGGCAGTATTCATGGCTGCGGATTTTCGCCATCAGCTCGTCGGTCAGTTCGGACACCCACTGGATAGCCAGCCGCTTTTCTTCGTCGCTGCACTCACTAGCCGCTACAAGCTTGATAAAAAAATCAATGCGCTGGAGCTTCAATGACTCCAAAAGATAATCCTGCATTTTCCCTCCTATCACTACCTCGGATACACAACAACTGTATATATATCCACTGTTTATAATTACAGTATAGTAGGAATTTGCGAATGTAAACCGTTTTTTATCTGTCAATTAGATCGCTCTGATGCGGATCAATAAGAGCAAGAATTGTTAAAGCTGCGGCATCAGTACCACTGACGCCATTTGTCATCTTCCTGCAGACGGTGGTTGCGGTAAAAAATACGCAGCCCGGCACCTGACGGAATACTGCCGCCGCGCAGAAGCAGGTCAATCTCTGACTCGCTACCACCGAACCCTCTGGAACTCAGTTCTGCCTCAAGCTGCAGGCGCTGCTGATCCGAAATAGTCTGTTTATATGCTTTTTTCCGCTTCGGTTTTACCAGCCTTAGCCTGGCTGTCAGCTCCCGCCGTTCCTTCTGGCCCATGTTGTGGAGATATTCCTGCAGCTCCTTCTCATTCATGGTTTTAATATCGGGTAAATCACCCCCTGATTTGTTCAGATTTTCAACAGGGGGACAGTTATTGCCACGAGTCCAAGGGGCGCAAGCGCCCTGGTCGGCTTCCGCCTCCTGAACGTCAACGGCCTTGCGAACCTTTTTCCACTTCACCGCGTGCGTGCAAATCTTGCCCTCTGCAATCGGGGACCAGATACCATAGATACGGATACCGTGATCGCCGTAGGCGCTCGGTTCGTCGTTAAGCTCATAAGCTGTGCGGACAAGGTGATGTTTGCGGGGAACCAGCACACCGCCCTGCTTCATGATGTAGGTGGCAAAGCAGCCCGCATCAGCTGCCGCCAGCACCGCATCCAGACGCGGGTTATCCAGTACTGGTGCGCCCGCTTTGCGTTCACCCTGCACTCTCGCCGCCTGACCAGCCAGCAAGCGCAGCTCTCGGTATGCCTGACGCCCCGGAATACCAAAGAAACGGAACTGCTGGACACGATGCAGTGACGCCCAGGCGCTGACATGCTCGGCGCTGTCACGCAGTGATCTGCCGGTTTCTTTGCTGATTTCTTTAGCCAGCCCCCGCCCGTCAATGTTCTTGCTGATGTATTTGGCAATGTAGCTGGTCGGCGTGCCCTTGCGCGGGTTGATTAGCTCGGACTTGAAGCGCGGCCCCGTATTGGTGCCCAGCTCCTCGCGGTCTTCACGGATGGCAAACTTGCGCAGCATCGCAGTGATGGAACGGCGGTCTTTTTTGCGCATGAAGCACAGAAGATGCCAGTGCACGGTGCCGTCATGGTGCGGCTCTGCCACGCGGACGCCATACCAGCGCAGCCCGGCCTTGTGCATGGCCTTGCGGAAAGCGGCGAATGTATCAACCAGATAGTCACTGCTCTGCCTGACAGTGGCACTGGTCCACTTCGGATTAGGTCTGCCGTTGTTAAGGGTTGCGTGGAAGCGTGACGGGCAGGTGATGGTATAAAACACCGCACAGTCTCCGCGCATTTCCGCGATCAGCTCCAGCCCCTTAACACAGGCCATCATTTCATTACGGCGGTGTGCCGGGTTGCTGTTGCTGGCGTTCACCACGTCTTCCATGTCCAGCGTATCGCCGTCTTCATTGATCAGCTCATGCGAGCGGAAGAACTCCAGCGATTTGCGGCGCTGCTCGCGTTTGTGGATCACGGCTTCATAGCTGACATACGGGGACGCTTTTTTGTTGACCAGGCAGACAGCGCGCAGCTGTTCTTCCCGCCATTCACACCGCATCCGCCACAGCTTGCGATACCACCAGTCCGCGCAAAGCATACGGGCAAGCGAGCCCGGAATAAGCTCGTATGGGACCGGCTTACGGCGGTGCTTTTTACGGCGCAGCTGCTCGAAAGCAGGCGGGATAATATCAAGGCGCATGGCCTCAGCGGCCACCCTTTCCCATGACCGGCGGATCTCTTCCGGCGTAACGTTTTCATCCGTAAACAGCTCACCGCAGGCAGCATCCAGACACATGCTCATGTGTGCCGCCACCAGGGTAGATAACCGCTTGACCTGCTCCTGGAACATTTCCGGCAGGACCAGCAGGCCCTCCAGCCCGTCGTGGCTTGCCATAAAACGGAACGAGGCAGAAACCTGGCTGGTACGCACGCGCTCCAGGCGTTCAAGGCACGCCCTGATAGTTTCACGCAGATAGCGGGAATATGCCTTCGGCTTGCCCAGGCCCTCGAAATATTTAATCCGTTCAAGCAGCGGCTTACTGATATGCGCCGGTTGGGCGCTCACGTCAGCAACGATGACCAGATCGGGGTTGAATTTCTGCTGCTCGCGGGCCATTTTGGCGCGGCTTATCAGCTGATCCTGCTCCATTTCTCGCTGAACAGGATCACGGGATTCATTGTAGAAATAGCGTTCCCAGACCTCATTACTCAGGGCCTCGCGGCGCAGCTGCTCCTGCTCGTTATCCGCAACATAGAGAGTAATCAGGTTTGAAAGCGCAGAAACCGGCGCTTCTTCCGCCGGGTCCATGTAGGGGTTAATCGCCTTTTTAGGTACATTCCAGGCAAAAGCAGCGGCAGAATCTTCTGCACCGCCGTGCTTTTCAACTTCGTGATGACTCACGCGCGCACCTCATGCACGACCGAGTAATCAGGGCCGCCAGCTGGATCAAAGCCAGCCCATACTTTCGGTTTGAGTACAGCAATCAGTTCGTCTGCGGTTTTCCCTTCGCCTGCAGCAATACCAATGCTGCGTTTTACGTTAATACGGTTATGAGTGAAATTGCGATACAGGGAACGAGTCAGGAAAGTGTCGCTGTTCGAAACGATGACCGGATGGCCTTCTGATGCACGGCGCTCAAGAATAGAGGCCAGATGATACTGATCGTCCTCAGTAAAACCGGCAGTGTGATAGCCACTGAAAGTACCGTCATAAGGCGGATCGCAATAAATAACATCCCCAGGCACTAATAATGCCAAAGTTTCGTCATAGCTGGCGCAAATGAACGTGGCGCGGGTAGCTTTTTCAGCAAAAGCGCGTATTTCATTTTCAGGAAAATACGGTTTTTTATAATTACCGTAAGGGACGTTAAACTCACCCTTTTTGTTATAACGGCAAAGACCACGGTAACAGTGGCGATTTAAGAATAAAAACAGCGGCGCGCGCCATTCAGGGTCTTTATCATGATTGAATGAATCCCGGCTATCATAATAACCATCTTCACTATTGAATATTTTAAACAGATGTTTGGCACGCTCAATAAAATCTGATGCGTTTGTTGCTATCTCCCGATATAGATTTATTAAATCAGGGTTAATATCCGCGACAAGATAATGAGGATAGTCTGTCGCCATCATTACAGCGCATGAACCCGCGAAAGGTTCAACCAGTCGCGGGCCAGCAGGAAGGTGCTTAATCAGTTCCGGCATGATGGCGGTTTTATTTCCCGCCCATTTCAGGATAGTGCTCATACAACACCTCCGTTGTAGTGTTTGCCTTTAAGCTCTGAAATTTCCTGACAGGTGACGCAGCACTGCACGCCCGGAATGGCGCGGCGGCGAGCTGGCGGGATCGGCGCATCGCAATCAATGCAGAGAACACGGGAAACGCCCGGCGTTTTATTTCGGGCGGTGTGGATGTGGCGCTGGCGTTCTTCTTCAACGCGCTGCTGTACAAGGTCCATTGAATCAGCCATCAGTGAATCTCCTGCGCTTCGTTCTGAATCTTCACCGCTTCCTGACGTAGCAGCTCAGCCGCTTCCGTGTGGTTAAGCTGACGTGACACGATACGAGCAGCTAAAGAATCCAGACGTGCAGCCATCACATCTGCGCGTCCCCGGCGTTCTTCTTTGCGTGCCTCAGTCAGCAACAGGTTGAGTCCAGCATCATCTGGTCCGGTTTTAGTGGTACGGGTTTCGATATTTCGCATAGTTGTTTCTCCTGAATTTGGGCAATAAGAAGCCCGGCGGGTTTACGCCATTAATTTCTGTTGTGGATTAATTCGGCATGGTTAGCCGTTTGGGAAATAAGCTCACCACTGCACGAAAATGATTCATTGCTTTCACCAGTTCCCGCTTTTCGTCAGTAGTCAGATCACTAATATTGACGCCGTGACGTTCTGCCGGAATTTTTGCCATATAAAAAATGGCTGCCAGTGCCCGCTCATTCTGTTTATTATTTACGTCGCGTGGATCGCGCATATCTTTAATAAACCTTTCAAGCTCCGGCTCAAGATTCAGACCAAACACTTTAGCCCTCAATTCCGCAATATGGTTCAGTCCGTCCAGGCGTTCACCGGGGCTTAATGGAACAGTCGCCGTAGCGCCTTCAATAGCCATGATTTCCCCTGTTTGGTTGTGGACAGGTCAGCCAGCAGTTCATCCTGAGAGCGGCACGGGTGCCAGCGTTTGCCATCCTTCCCCATGATCCAGCCGTGACCGTAATGCATTGCCGGGCTTTGCTTTATGAGAAGTGACGCGAAAGATGGTTCTTTAGTCAGCATAACCACCTCAGATCAGACCGAACGAAGCGCCGAGGCCCGTCACGGTATCCACCGCGCTTGCCATCGCCGGGTTGGCCTGTAAACGCGCCTGCATCGAAACGGCAGCCAGTGCCATCAGACGAGTAACAGAGTTAATGCTGCTGATAACATCGCGGCGGCCTGCGGTGGTTTTCACATCACCCGATACGGCACCGGCAGCAACACGTCCGATTTCAGCAGTAGCGCTCATGACGTAATGCGGCAGCTTCTCTTTTGCCACTTCGTTCATCGGCACGCATGGCAGGCAGTGAATCTGGGCCAGAAAACCGTCAACCAGCGTGGAGTCCTCAGTAAGATCGGTAAGCAGCCAGATTTCCGACGGCGTGAGCTGATGCGGTTGCTCCGGGTTCAGTTTGTTACGCAGCGTCTGGACGTTCATCCCCGCACGTTCTGCAAGCTTCGCCATGTTGTGACGCAGCGCAAAAGCCCGGCAGGCTTCGTCAAAATGCGGATGTTTGGAAACACGATAATCAAACATGATGTAAATCCTTTTCTATCCCAAAATGGAACTATCAGGCTTGCATTGCGACTTCGCAGCCTTGGGCCGCTTCCATCGTCAACGCGAACATGTTGATTTCGATAAGGCTGTTAACTCCGGCTTTTTTCCTGATAGGCAGGCGGTTTTCCCGGATCATTTGACGGGCATAGCTTGGCTTATAACCAGTACGGCGACAGAACTCATCCAGTGTGATGAATGGCTCAGATACCACAAGGTTGATGCTGGGGCGCATTGAAAAATTGCTTTTCATGATGCACTATTCCTCAGTTTGTGTTTAAAAACTTCACTATTCGGAACTATTCGCAATCATTCCGAACACCACAAAACCGATGATAGGATCGCATTTTAAATATGTCAAACACAAAAGAGACCCTTTCCGCGATCTCAAAATACAACTTTCCATCTCAAAGTGGTGGAAAGGAAGCGATAACACGTATCCTCCAGGCCTATGGATTCAGTACCAGACAGGCTTTGTGCGATCACCTTGGGGTATCCCAGAGCACTATGGCAAACCGTTGGATGCGCGATACTTTTCCACATGATTGGCTCATTGCCTGCCATCTTGATACAGGTGCATCTATGCTTTGGTTAACTACAGGACAAGGCTTGCCCACAACAAAAGCAGATAGCGACAGTGGATTGCCTTTGCAATTAAAAGAAATCTCAAACGGGATTTTTTCATCCTCTGACCAAGTTCGCTACGACTCTCGCCTTTTACCTCAAGACACAACTGCCCCATTCATTGTGAAGTTTGAAAATTCGTTCTATCTAGTGGACGAGTTCAGGGGAGAGATCAACGATGGAATCTGGTTGATTGAAATAGATGGCTTTATGAGTATCAGACAGGTTTACCGTCTTCCAGGCGGACGTTTACGCGTAGAAAATGGCCCCGCATCCTTTGAGTGCACACCATCGGATATTGAAGCCAATGGCAGAGTGATCAGCAAAATAACGTTTACTGAATAAGGAATATTGGTATGACTCAATTTAGCGCTTTCAACTATACACACAATAGAGATAAAGCCATCGCTAACTTAATCAACCTAATTGAAGGGATGACCTGTGACGGGAAACTAAGTGAAAAAGAAATGATTTTCCTTGATACGTGGCTGATGGAATCAGACGTTCTTTCCCAAAATTATTTCGTAAACTGCATCAGAAATAAAATAAGTGAAATCCTTTCGGATGGTGTAGTTGAAAAAGCTGAATTAGACGAATTGAAAGACCTGCTCCATGAAATGCAACGCGGATTGATGGATACTCCTAACATAGACCTTTACTCAGCTGACTCTGACAAGCATTTGCTAGAGGGTCTATGTAAGGGGCTTGCTTCCGACTATCATTTGAGCGATGAAGAAATCAGCTATTTAAACTGGTTCTTATCTACAAATGCAGCTTTAAAAAGCAACTATCCCGGCAAACATCTTTACGAACTGGTTCAATCAATCCTGAGTGATGGGGTGATCACAGACGAAGAACGCACCAAATTATTACAAGAAATTACTGCTTTCACTGGCTCAAATATTTCTGAGGGTATTGTGGATGGATATTCCACAACATCACCTGTTGACCTAATTGATGAGTTTAACCCTACAGATAGTAAAGTCTGTCTCACTGGTAAGTTTCTATGTGGCTCCCGTAGACAATGTGAAAGTGACCTTTTAAAGCTTGGCTGCCAAATTGTTGATCGTGTTACTCAAGATTTGGACTATCTAATTATTGGTGCCCTCAGCTCTAAGGATTGGAAATTTCAAAGCTTCGGAAGAAAGATAGAACAGGCTATTGATTATCGTGACAATAAAGGAGTTCCGCTCAAAATCCTCAGTGAAGAACACTGGCAAACCTTAATGCGTGATAATAATTCTATATCTCAATAGGCCTGCAGAATGGCAGTAAGCAAATTAAGCAATGGAAAGTGGCAGGCTCAGGTCTTCCCCAACGGTAGGGATGGGCGGCGTATTCGTCGCCAATTCGCCACCAAAGGGGAAGCCATGGCCTTTGAACGCCACATTAAGGATCAAGCACAGGATAAGCCTTGGTTAGGAGAGAAAGCAGATAAGCGACGGGTTACAGACCTTGTTGAAACTTGGTTCAATGCTCATGGAGTTACACTCTCTGATGGCCTCAAGCGTAAGGGGGCGATGGAGTTTGCCTGCTTCGCCATGGGCAACCCTCTTGCAACTGAATTTAACGCCAAGCTTTTTGCAACCTACCGTGAGCAACGTTTAAGCGGGAAAATTACACGTTCTGATCGGGTAAAAGCAGTGACACCCCGCACCGTTAATCTTGAGCTGGCGTATTTCCGCGCCATGTTCAACGAACTGAAAAGGCTGGATGACTGGAGTGCGCCCAATCCGCTCGAAAACGTCCGGGAATTTAAAATTGATGAGGCAGAGCTGGCCTGGCTCACAGTCGAAGAAGTCAAGCAACTGCTGGCAGAGTGTGAGAAAAGTAAAGCGGTAGATTTAGTAACCATCGTCAAAATATGCCTTGCAACCGGCGCACGATGGGGCGAGGCGGAGTCACTAACAGGCAAGCAAATAAGCCCCGGCAAAATCACTTATATCAAAACCAAGGGCAAGAAAAACCGCGCCGTTCCAATAAGTGATGAGCTTTACGAAATACTCCCAAAAGTAAGAACATCAAAACCAGTCTTTACGGGGTGCTATTCTGCGTTTCGTGGGGCAATTAAGCGAGCGGGGATTGAGCTACCTGACGGGCAGCTGTCACACGTTCTACGGCACACATTTGCAAGCCACTTTATGATGCGCGGGGGTAACATTCTTGTACTGCAGCGTATCCTTGGACATACTGATATTAAGGTGACGATGCGCTATGCTCATTTCGCCCCAGACCATCTGACAGAAGCAGTGGAGTACAACCCCTTAAATCTGATTTGATGGCAGCAAAATGGCAGCAAACCTATTCACTATGCTTTCATATTCCCCACTATTCGACGGCGCAAGACGTTGAAATTAAAGTAACTTATTGTTTTATAAGCTTTAAGTTTGGGACTCATAATCGCTTGGTCGCTGGTTCAAGTCCAGCAGGGGCCACCAAATTAAAGCAATAAATACATGCACTTAGGCCACTCTCGAGAGTGGCCTTTTTGTTTTCGCCAGCACAAGTGTCGCAAAAGTGTCGCAAGAAGGTTTAGACCTGCCAAATTGCTCTGAGTTAGACATGACGTTCAGAAGTAGTTTTGGAACAAAAAAGACTCAACTGCAAAAGTTGCTACGATGGCCCCTGATTCACCTGAACAATTTTGCTTGGGCTGTGTTTATGCTACCAACGTATGATGCAATGCCTTTACGTTCATGGGGATTTTTGCTGGAAATAAATGCCTGTAAAAATTCAACGATTCTTTTTGACGTTACACGTAGTGAGTTTTGGCTAAGCTCGAGGTTAAAAACGTTAACCATCAAGGAAGGAGGCTGGGTTTTGTTTTCATTGACGGTATAGCCGGATCTTCTTATAGCTTCAAGAATAATATCAAAAGCATTCTCCAACTGACCAAGATCATCACTTGAAAGCAAAATGTCATCCATGAAAATGCTCACCGATACATGGCCTGATTTGCTGACAGTATTGATGGTACTCCCACAAAATGATTGGTGAAAACATAAGCTGGCTAATATTGGTGACTGCGGATAACCGTATGGGATTACATGCTTTAACCCATTACCATTGAGGTTTTTCACAGTCGATAGCCGGGCAATTTCTCTCGCCTTTACATATGGAATTAACCGCCCAAGCTCCCTTGTAACGCGGCTTTGGCTCGTAGCTCCAAAAAAATTGGATATATCAATCAGGCTAAAATATTTCTTTTTAATATGATAGTTAGCCGCAGCAACATGCCCACCTTCTCTGAGATGAAACATATAAAGCGGTGACTTCCATTTGTGTTTGATATAGGTGTGTATTTTTTGTCCTAAGTGATGTGTTTCGGCATCAGGAATGTAAACCCAACGATTTTCCTTAACCTCAAATTTATGTAGCCATGTTGGTTTCATTTGTACACGTCAAGTAGTTAGGGACTATGTTAAAGAGGCTCAGCACCTTTTCAACTAAAGTCCACGACTCGTTGATAAAGGCCAAAACTACCGTGGTAGTTCCGAGCACTTTAACTAAGCCGATTTTATGTTGTTTAGTCATAAATCGTTCTCTCTATACAATCCTGACGATTCTTAGCGCAAGCGCATAGCCCAAACTAAAAACGCGACGCCCCCTTAAGAAGCGTTAAGAAACCTTCAGCAACCCTCCGCGACGAGCGGCAGCTTAAAGCAGCTTGCAGCGTCGAGCGGCGACCATCGGCAAGTCGAATAACGACGAGTACAGAGAGGCCGGATATCCCGGCTAACGTCAGGAAAAGATAGATTACACGGAGCATCAGATGCTTGAAACCACTTTAAGCTAATAGCAACTAAAAATCACGGAGATGTCTACTTTTCGATTTTTACAGTACCTCATCTTGGCTTTTTTGCTTGAAAACCACGCCAGCCCTGCCTTCACGTTTCCTGACTCTCCGACTATTTTTGTGTATTTTGTTCTTCCGGACTCACATGAAACACAAAATATCTTTGTTTATCTGTTAGTTATATTTTTCATTAGATCCTCCGCAGATCCTTTTCACTGAAAAAAACTGAAATTCTTTTCACGCTTTTCAGTTTGTACCTGACTGCAACGTCCTAGCAGTGGCGAGGGCTAACGGGGTCGTTTGTAAAAAATCCCGACTGAAAAAACTTTGCGATCCGAAAACCGCAGGCGGGTGCGGTGTAGTGCGATTTTTGTCTGCGGAAGATTTTTTTTGCCGCGCTGTGACGCGCCAGCGCCCCGCTGTGCGCACGATCTGTTTTAAGGGTGGCTCTGAGTGTCTGAAAAGGCTGAACGCGCCATAGCGCCGCTTGTTGCGCGTGGCGATATCCCTTTAAGGGGATAAGAAGAAAGATATCCCCTTCAGGGGGTAGGAGGCATAAAAAAACCCGCTTTCGCGGGTTATGTTCTGGACTGATTTACTTGCCAATCACCGGGGAGTATTTGCCGCTCAGCGTGTCCGCTTTCGCTCCGGCGTTCCGGATTGCTCCCGCATTGGTCGGCGTGCCCGTATTGCTGTGCGTGTGGCTTGCCGTTTGCTCTGCCAGTTCTTTCACCACGTCGAGCGTGTCGAGCATCAGCTGTGCCACGTTGATAGTGCCAGAGCCAATCCACACAACCGGGGCAATAATCTGCTGTTGTACTGCCGCCACGCTTTTACGTATCTGGCCAATTTTCTCGATCAGGTCTTTACCCGTTGTGACTGTCTGGCTCCTGGCTATGTCTGTTTCATCATTGCCGCCGATACTCGCCACGCGGTTTTTTACTGCCTGGCTATAATCACCCGTGCATACCTGCTGAATGGCTCCGGTCAGTAGTGTGGACGTGCCCAGCACGGTAATTTTATCCGTAGCCTTACCGTGGTTTCGCGGCTGACCAGCTCCCGCTGTTCCGAAGCGGCCTTAACAACCCGCGCCATTGAGGTTTCACTGATCGTCTGGTCTGTCGGCCTCACCCAGTCACCCGCCAGGGTGACGCGCTGAGACACTTCCGCACGCTGCTGCTGCAGCTGCTCGCCAGGCTGGATATCCGGTAAGTTGGTTCCCTCCGGTACGGTCTGCCGCACAAAGGGTTTACCCGGCCTTCCGCCAGTAAAAGCAATTTCAACCAGCGTCCCTTCAGGTGGAAACTGGTACATCCCGGAATCGTTACCCGCCATAGGAACCGGCAGAGGCATAGCTGAGTAAGCAGGCGTGTCTTTATCCGGGTTCCAGACTGCCACGCCGCCAGTCAGCGGTAGACCAGCCCAAGACAAACACCAGCGAAACCAATACCAGCCACAGGCCGTTTGTCATCAGCGCATCCCGTTATGTTCCAGGCTGAAGTGATTACCAGCCGGACGGGATTTGAAACGCCCGCCCCACGTTCCGCCCAGCGATTCCCAGTATTCACCCAGCGGCAGATAATCAGCCGTGTCCGTTTTGTACTGGCCATTCACGTACAGGTTAAAATCCACGGCCAGACGCTGTGTGTGCAGACTGTTGGTGATACCGCTGCCTTTTTTAGCGTTCAGCGCCGCCTGTTCCGGCGTACGGTACGCCTCGCCAAAAGTCAGGCGATAGCCATGCTCTTCAGCCCAGTGGATCAGAATGGCCACCATCACGGTAACCCTCACATCATGCTACTGGCGCTGTTAGTCACGATATCGACGGCAGCAGCAAGAACCGGCGCAGACTGGAGGCGGCTTTCAACGGTGTAAGCCAGAACGGAAAGGGAACGGATGGCATCACGGGCACGATCAAGAATTTGTGTGCAGCGTGCGGCGGTCATGTGCTCAGTTGAAACGGCTTCCCCAGCGATTGCCCTCACATTGGCGGCGGCACTTAACGCGCAAAACTGCATGTTGGCTTCAATGGCGTTATTGACAGGAACGGACGGGAGGCTGTTAATCTGCCCCAGCATTCTATCCAATAGCCGCGAATCTTCGGTGTAATCGGTGATAGCCAAAAGCTCATCGCAGGTCAGGCGGTGCGGTTGAACCGGATTTAACTTATTGCGGAGGATCTGCGGACGCATACCAACGGCAGCAGCTACATCTTCCAGATTGTGCGCTAGCGCAAACGCTCAGCAAGCAGCATCAAAATGAGCATGTTTAGAAGTCTGATAATCAAACATTGTTAGCTCCTCCCTAATCCGTAGGATGAATTACGCGTTAAGCGAAACATCGCATTCGCTTAACGCCATTACGGTTAAGGTGACCATGTTCACTTCAACCAGCCCTTTTTTCTGTGCACCTTTAGGCTTGATAGGGAGTTTTCCGTAGGAAATCAAATTCTCAGCAGTACTTCGCGACATGCCAGTACGGCGGCAATATGCATCAAGTGGAATGTATGGATCGGGGATCACGATTGTAATGTTGGGACGCATAATGCAAACTCCTCTTGCTGTGGATACGCCAATATCCACTGTTATTAACCTATACTCGTAAAAAGCTACAACAAGGAGAGTCCAGATCGCATTAAGCGACAAATAAATCGATTTATCGCATTTTGCGAAAACCTGACTAAATTATGGGCAAATTCTCTTACGGACAAATCAGCCACAGCAATGAAGTACTCGACAGAGTGATTAATGCTTATGGCTTTACGTCTAAGCTGATGCTTGCCGATCACTTTGGAATGGCATCGAGTAGCCTGGCTGGACGCTACAAACGAGGCGGCTTTCCCGCTGACATGGTAGTTAGGTGTGTAGCTGAAACTGGCGCATCGTTAGAATGGCTTGCTACTGGTCAAGACAGGAAATTTGACGACGAAGAACTCGACATTATAAAAATGCCTCGTCGAAAAATCGTTGATGGCCTTCTTTACGATGCTGGCAGGTACATGTTGGATAAGGTCTCATTCCTCCCGGGAGTCCCTTTACCTAAGTCCCCAATCTGCGTCCAGGAAGGTAATAGCCAATTTATCGTGGATACCTTATTTACTGAGGTTTATGACGATCAGTGGTTGGTTGAAATTGAAGGTAAAATAAGCATTTGCACACTTACCCGCATCCCAATTAAGAAAGTCAGAGTAAGTGGCGTCGGCATGGCCTTTGATTGTGCAATAGAAGATATAAAAATTCTTTGTAGGGTTGTATTAACAATAAGATAAGCATAAGGATTTGAAGATGATTGACTACAAAACAGCATCAAAAGACCAACTCAAAGCGGAGATGAAACGCTTAGCTGGCGTTGTATCTGACACGCCCTTTGGTACAAAAAAAGAATTCTTTCACCTCCCTGAAATTTTGAACTCGGGCGAACGTCCGGTGGCCATTGCCAGTGGCATGATGGACGGCAACACCTGGCTCATCACACTGACAAATAAACGCGTAATTTTCCTTGATAAGGGCATGATTTTTGGTGTTAAGCAGGTTGACATCAACCTCAACAACATTGTGAGCGTAGGCGGCAAGACGGGGCTTATGTTTGGTGAAATTATGATTTCTACTAGCGGCCAAAACTACACAATCAAAAATGTCATGAAAGGCTCAGTTATACCCTTCACAAATTTAGTGAACGAAACAAAAAACTCTCTGAATGCTCCTGCCTCGCAACAACAAGAACCGACCAAAGACACTCAATCATTCGATGATCAAATGGCGAAAATTGAACGTCTTGCAAAAATGAAAGAAGAAGGGATTCTTACAGAAGAAGAATTCCAGCAGCAGAAAAAATTCATTTTGAATGGTTAATTTATGTCTGTAAGAAAGTTAGCTTACGGCCAACGGGTTGCTGATTTTTACACTGTAGACAGAACTGATGGTAAAGACGGCAAGCGGGTTCGTAGGAAGTTTGTCACTAAAGGCGAAGCGCTGGCGTTTGAAAATTACACACTGCAAAAATTTGAGGACACGCCCTGGTTAGGCCAGGGCAAAGACAAACGTCGTCTTTCGGATATAGTCCATCTATGGTTTGAGCGCCATGGAATAACTTTGCGTGACGGCGAGAAACGTAAAAGCAACATGCTCTGGGCAGATCTGTGCATAGGGTCGCCCCCGGCTACTGAATTCTTAGCCCAGCTTTTCACCGCGTACCGGGCAAAAAGGCTCGATGGCCATTTTGCCCGTACTAAGCGCGTTACTCAGGTTTCGCCTCGCACCATGAACTTAGAGCACGCGTATTTCCTCGCTGTGTTCAATGAATTGAAACGACTTGGCGAATGGGAAGCGCCAAACCCGCTAGATAACATTCGACAGTTCAGAACAGAAGAAAGTGAGATGGTCTTTCTTACTGGAGAGCAGATTGACAGTCTCTTAGAAGAAAGCCACCACAGCTCTGCTAAAGATTTGGAGATGATTGTCAGAATTTGCCTGGCTACTAGTGCTCGCTGA